ATAGAATACATGGTTATATTTTTTCGACCCCCTCCCCCCTCATGTTGCCGTTCGTAGTCAGGAGCACGAACCCACTGGCAACTGGAGGGAAGGATCTGGAAGAAAAAGTATATGGGAAGTAACGCAACCATTAATGTCCGTTGGCAAACATACATAGGAGGTCGTATTGTCTATGAGGTACTCAGCTTGGCTGCGTTACTTTGATATAAATGTCTGGACGTAATCGAATCATACGATCAATAACTGTTTCTGTTAAAGCGTCTATGAACGATTCCGGAACTAAACTAGCGTCATCATCTGATGGAGAAAGCCTTGCTAACCACTCGCAAGTGTCATATCCCTTCTGATGATCGAATTTGTACCATTCAGAGAACTGATCAAATGGACTGAATGGATTGTCCTTAGTTGTTATAGCTACCATTTAATCAGCCTCCTTTCTTAAGGTATTTGGTAACTGTTGCCGGTGAAATACCCAATGCTTCAGCTATATCGGCATTAGTATAACCCGATGTGCCCATCGCTTTGATACGATTGATCTGAGCTGTTGACAAGGAAGTTCCTTGTTTTGGCTCAGTGTATTTGAGAATAGTATCCGATTTAGTGTGCTTAAGTACCTCTCTTAGTTTAGAACCAGAGATAGCACCTGCTTCAATAGCTTCCCATTCACGAGGAGTGAGGTCTATTTCAACTGCCTTTTTACTAGCACCCACTTTAGCACGTGCAAGTGTTATCTGATACTGTGCTGCCTTTTTGATGTCCTTTTTATCCAGCTGTTCGTTGTTATCGAATATCTCTTTCATCGCGAGAGTAGCTAAGCGTTGCGCTTCACGTTCTCTTGGTGCATGCTGTAATGCATTGTTAAGCTTATGGTTTATAGATTCAACCTCAGCAGCATATGCTTCTTCTGCAGCCGCATTCTTTTTAGGAGTCTGGATAGCCATGGCATCTTTTCTTGCAGTGTTACCAAGATACTTACACTTGTTAGCAAAGTCTCCATAAAGTTCTTCTTTAATTGTTCCAGAACTTAATTCATGTGCATCTTTAACAAGTGACATCTTTTTAACTTTAGTGGTCACCGGTTCTTCTTTGTATATCCTGTTCCCATCTTTATCCGTAAGATAGTTACCATCTTTATCTTTAACAGCAACTTGTCTTGTTGCACCGGTGTCCATGTATTCCCATTCTCCTGTATCTTTATTCGGTGTCCAACTTCTTGTAACTTTTCCTGTTTCAGGATCAGTCTTTGCAGGAGTTCTTTCCAGGATATGGGCTTCCGAACTTGCCAATGAAATCAAAGTTGAAGCTCCTCCGTAAGTTCCATCATCTTTAGCCTGATATCTTTTCTTCAGATCTTTAATTCCATTATCGATTTCTGACTGTTTGTAATTAAGTTTATGTTTCTCTGCATCGATTACAACCATTGAATGTTTAACAGCTCTTTCAATGTCATCCAAAGGCGCACCCTTTAAAGTCATGTCCGTTATCAAATTTGATATGATACCCATTTCTCTCTGAGTATTCTGTTTAGTCATAACTTTCATTCCAGGTACAGCAGGATAAGCTTCAGAAGGGTTGAAGTTTTTAAGTCCTGCCAAAGGAGGATTAGTTGTAATCTTTACTTTTTCGTTGACAGGTATAACAAGAACAGAATCACCATCGAAGTCTGCACCAGATAACTGCTCTGCAACTTTATGATTGATTCCAATTGCATCAGATGAATTAGCTCCTATCATCTTTAATGCGTCTTTGTTCTTATTATTTACTTTCAGTCTTGGTATTTCAAACGTTCCACCATGAGGGAATCTTACCAATACTACTTCCTGTCCAGTAGTGTAGTTTGGTGCAAACACTTCAGTTTCTTTTAACGAGTTAACAGGAAGTATAACATGACTTTGCTGACCCGGAAGAGCTGCTGCTTTAAGCTCTACTGCTGCAGAGTCACAATCTTCTGCAAACTCATTCAGTCTGTTTTGCCTAACGATTGGATTCTTGATCTTCATGATTGTATCATATTCATCAAGCATATTGGCATAAGTCAAATCCAATTGTTTCTTTATAAGTTCTTTTGGCTGCTTGCTCAAGAACTGTGAAGGTAATGACTTCTTCCATTTCTGCCAGTCATCTTCTTCATTAACTTTATTGATTGCACCAAGCTCATTATTAGGACCATAATGATACTGTCCTTGAGCTTTAATCTTTGCACCAAAAGCTAAGTCTGCATCAAACTCATTCTTAATAGCTTTAAATGCTTCGCTGTCTCCGTCAGCTTTATGTTTATTACTATTAAGAACTATGTCATACCCTTCCGGAATATTGTCACTGTAAACAGCCATGCCTTTCATATATCTATGAGGTTGTTTTGCATCGCAATTGTCTACAGCTATACGAACCTGAGAATAGGTTGAATTACCTAAACTTAAATCTTCAACACCAGGTCTAAGTTCAATAACTCCATCCATTTCAGCTCCGCCGTCTTCATTCCATTTTACTAATATCCTTTTTCTGTCTATAGCTTTAGGATATTCCGGAACGAACCAATGATCTCCGGCATCAGGAGTATAAGCCTCAACAGGCTTAACTTTTTTAAGATTGTTTATTATGTCCATCTTGCTTGTGCCTTCAGGACAAAGAATTAACTGAGTAGTAAACTGCTTAGGATTCGTCACCTGTTTGACATCGATTCTTTGAACAGTATAACCTTGCTGTTTAAGAATCTCTGTTGCAATCTTTAACTGATTTGCAGTTATGCCCAATTCGTTCTCAACGCCTTTAGATACATCAAGATAACACTTCTTTTGCTTCATAAGCTTCTTCAAAGTATTTGCTGTTTCTATATTCTTAGAAGCTTTAGATTTCAGCCCGTTCTGAACCCAACCTCTAACAGTTGATTCATTAGGAGCTCCCATCATTTCAGCAATCTTAGTCCAGCCATATCCTTTATTATGAAGTCTGGTTGCTCGTATGATGTTCTCATACTTTTCGGTTTGGGTAGAGATAGATCTCTTTGCTCTGAGTTCACTGACAGAAACCCCAAAATAGTCAGCTATCTCCTTCTCCGTAAGTCCTTCCGCATGTTTACGGTTATAAGTGTTTTGAAAATCCTTTAGTCTTTGATAGGGATTCTCTCCACTTCCCCATGGATATCTCCCAGAGTGCCTAGGAGTACCATAGTGAACAAGAACTTCATCTTCGTCAAACGTTATCTCATTCATTTGATCCTAAGCTCTCCTTTCACCTCTTTTATTATTTTATCGCCGGTCATATATTTTTCCATTATTTCATAAATAAGATCGGCATTAGGATTTGCTATAATTGGAGGCTCATCATTATAATACAGACGAGTCTCTATTTTTATTGTGGTTGGCTTCATATGATATTCCAAACAAAATAAAGCCACATAACAATAAAGCTGTTCCATATGAACAGGCGTCTTACCAGTCTTTAAGTCATGTATTCTTAAAGTCTTTGTTCTTTCATCATATAAAATAGCATCAGCTGTTCCATATGCATTTTCAGAATAGTATAAAGGAACCTCTGCATCCATACCGTATGCTATTGCATCATTAACATACTGATCAAATGACATAGATGTTTCAGGGCAATTCTTTCTAAGCCTTATCATCTCTGCGGCTAGTGCATGCAAGTCAGTGCCTCTTTGCTTAGCTAAGAAGCTGAGATATCGTTTACGCAATTTCTCTTTATCATCTGCTAACCAAGTAAAATTGCTTGCACCAAGAAATGCATGTGTTCCTTTAATCTTTGAATGATCGTTCCATTGCATCAAGAACCTCCTCTCTATTGGATGGATTGATAAAAGCTGCAAAGCTCATATCATTAAGTCTATCTACCCAATAATCCTGATTTGGTTGATGAGGTGCTTCTTCATCATTCTTGACTTCAAGCATGCCCCAATGTTGCTGGTAAAAAATTGATAGGTCAGGAATACCTTGTAAAGAGCCAGGGTCGTTTTTAATAACTATACAACCCGGAAATCTCTTTTTCAAATCTTCCTTGACCTGTCGTTGAAACATTCCTTCTTTCATGCTATGTCTCCTTTCCATTTAAGACAAAGAGTATAGAGAACTATCGTTTCACTTGTATTTAAACAAATAAAGACGAAGGTTCTCCCTTCTCATTATAGGATTAGATTTTTTCGCGACTGAAAGAGAAGTTTTTGAAGTATTTGTTCTCATTAAACTTCTTCTTTTCTTTAAGAGCTTTATTGATTGCCATGTCTATAGGCGCACGTGAATATATATAATAGTAATATAACGTATCGAACGGTGTATTCATTCTATCTATTCGTCCTGCTGCCTGCGTCATCATTTTATATGAATAATTCAAAGAAAAGAAAACCATAGCATTAGTTGTTATACAGTTCCATGCTTCAGCTCCAGCATTATATTGAACTAGATACACCCACTTATCTCCGTCAAGTAAACCTTCATGTTTATGTCCATTACGTTCACTGAATGGATACCCTATTTCAGTTAAATAATATCTAAGCTCTTCAAGTTCGTAATCGAAATTATAAAACAATATAATCTTTGGATGCTTATTTAATATTACATCAAGAGCTTCCAATTTCTCTACACTCTTATTAGCAACCTTTCTTAATTCACTGCAAAGCTCTGCTATGTTTTCTATTGGTTCTCCTTTTTCATAATTGAAACGGTTTCGCAATAAATCTTTATATTTGAAAATGTCATAATTAATTATAATATTCTCAATTACCTTCTCAACATGCTTAGGAGCTTCCATCTGAACAAGAACTTTAGCTTTAAGCCTTTCAAGTCTTGGAATATCGTAATAGCGTTCAATCTTATATTTACTATATCTTGAATAGCAAACATGATGCATTATGAACTCTGTCTTATTTCTATAAAATCCATTAGCTATAAAAATAGGCATATAATCCAAATAATTATCGCCAGGTGTAGCAGACAGCATAATC